AGAGAAATCTGGAAGATTATTAAAAAGAATTTAGTAGCATCAGGGATTACAGAATTACATAGTTTATGTAAGTCAGAGAAAGAAGTTAAGTTTAATAAATTTTGGGGATTTAAAGATACTGGCTTTATGGCACAGGTAGAAGATAATTATATGTATATTTTAAAATTGGAGTTATAATATGAAACATAAGAATGTAAGAAAAATTGGATATGCTCCTGCAGTAGCTGCTGTTACTGCTTTTGTTACTGCCGCAGCTCCTTATATGGCAATAGCAAGTGGAGTTATGCAAGTAGCTAGTTATTTTCAACAAAAGAAAGCAACAGGGCAAGCTGCAGAAGCAACTTCCCGTCAAGCAGATTTACAAAATAGACTTAATGATGTAAATGCCCAGCGTCAAAGAGTTGCTCAATTAAGAGAAGGTAGAATTAGACGTTCTCAAATTATTACTGATACAGCTGGTGCTGGTTTAGGTCCAACAGGTACCTCTTCTTCAGTTGGTGCTATTGGTGCTGTAACAACTCAACAAGCTAGTAATGTTAATGCTATTGATACACAAGCTGGTTATGGTAGAGCTATTGGTCAAGCAGGTACTGATTACTATAATGCAATGGGTGAAGCTAAGGGTTGGTCAGATATAGGTAAAGTTTCTGGAAGTATATTTGATTATGCTGGTGGTTTTAAAGCAATAAAAACTCTAGGAACCTAGGATAAATTAATGGAATTTTCTGAAGATTTTGAATTACCCTCAATAGAAGTTACTGCAAAAGCTGTACCTGAAATACAAGCTAATGATGAAGCTTTCTATGCCTCTGGTTCTTATAGTCAAGACCCAGTTAATGACTATACTAAAATGTATGGTGAATTAACTCAGCAGGGATATTCTCAATCTTTAGAAGATGCTAAAAAGATGTGGTCTACTGAACAGTCTTCCTCAAATAAAGAGGCTGTTCTAGGACTCATTAATGATCAAGCTATACCTAGAGAACAAAAAATAAATATTCTTTCAACCTATGCAACTTCAGGGTATATCTCTACAAACTTAAAAGATAAATATGTACAAAGGATAGCTTCTATTACTAAAGGGGAAACTCATTTAGATGATTCTTCACAAGATACTAATGTAAACCTTGTACCTGCTAAGATGGCAGATGTTCAAACTAGAAAAGATGATTACAGTAAAGAAAGTTTTATTGATTCTTTAATTGAAGGAACTACTAATGTATGGGAAGGGTTAACTCCTGGACTTGTTATTAGAAAACCTGATCATTCTATTGATTGGAAAAAGACATTAGCTCCTAGTCAAATTGCTAAGGATGCAGGTGGTGAACTTTTAGGATTAGTTAATCTTATTAGTAGCCTTCCTAATTTCTTAGAGTCTAGAGGTCATGCTTTTGGTAGTTTAACTAGACAAGCTTTAGATAAAGAGAGTTTAGATTGGCAGACTGCTATTGCTAATGGTGAGGAGTGGGCTACTAAAGACCCTTATGTTTCTTGGACTGATTGGCGTTTAGAAACTATTGTCAAAAAGTTAGGTATTGAAAAACAATTTGAAGAAGTTAAAAATGAGTATGAAGGTTCTGTAATTAATAATATTATGGGAGGCTTTGGTACTGTTGTACAGAAGTTAGATCAAAAGAGTGTTGAAGCAGGCCTTACTAAACCTGGACAAGTACAAGTTCTTACTGATGCTGCTATGATATTTGGTGGTCCTTTATTCAAGGGTGCTAAAGCACTTACAAATAAACTTAAAGATAAATTTAAAGAACCACAAATTACTTTACAGATAGAAACTATAGATGTTCGTCCTGATAGTCCTATTGATAACACAGTAGAAGCTAACCCTGCGGTTGCTTCAGAACTTATTAAAGCGGCTATTATTGACTCCTCTGGTCAAACTTCTAGTGCTTTAGGTGCTGAACCTGGAGTCCTTATTCATAAATATGTAATGCCTAAGACAGTTCAAAACTTCCCAGATGTTCGTAATAATCCTTCTTTACATCAAGATATCATTGATCTTAATAAGAAACTAGAAACTACGCTAGACCAAACTCTATTTGATGCTAATGTAATTGATGTAGAGCAACGAACTAAAGACATTTCAGCAGTAAACCAAATCATTAACGAGAGTTCCGCCCCTACCTATATGCAATCTAACTCACGAGTTAATATTGCTGATAACATATTTGAATTTAAAGCAGTCTTTGGTCGTGATAAGAATTACCTATATAACTCTAGAACTGCTGTTATTAGTGCCTATGAGAATCTTAAAGCTTTAATAAATAGACTTCCTGAAGAAGATAAAGGCTCAGTATATATTACTGATAGACTTACTGGTCAAAAGTATACTCCTTTATCTTTGTTAGAAGAATCTAAGTTTGAAACAGCCGATTTAGATAATAAACAATTTGCAGTAGAGTGGGAATACAGAAAAGAGTATGATCTTTTAGATGGTATTCTTAATGGTGCTGACTCTGTAAGAACGGTATTTGACTTTGGTAAAAAGTTTGATGTTACTGGTATAGCATTAAGCAAATGGGGTAAATGGATTACTCCTAGTGGTAGGTTTGCACCTTGGATTGAACAAGGTATAGCTAGAGCTTCTGAAAGAGCTTCTTACCTATCAGCACAAACTTTAGGGATCATTAAAACTAAATTAGGGGATGGTAAACTTAAAACTGAACTATCTACTTTAGTATTTGAAGCTCAAGAAAAAGGGATAGAATTATTTAGTAAAAATGAACTTACTAATAAATTCCCTAAGTTATCTTCTAAAGAGATTGATTCCTTATTTGAAAAACAAGTTTACTGGAGACAAATTAATTACTTTGATCTAGCTCTTACTGATAGAGCTCGTAGAAATGAAATGATTCAAAAAGGCTTTGATAAAGGTCTTTATAGAGATGGTAAATATGTAGGGGGTGCTAGAGTAGACTTCCCATTAGTATCTGAGGGTTCTCTTAAACCTAGAACAGTATGGGATCTAGAGTTAGAGTTACCTATTGAATTTGAGCTTGATACTTCTAGACCTCCAGAAAAAGGTACCTTTAATATTGGTGGTAGACAACTAGTTCAACTAGAAAAAAATCTTACTGATTCTAGAACAGGTGAAGTATATGAGTATGGTCTAGTTGGTAATAGAGTTAAGCTTGACATCTTACCACAACGAGTTATTAGACGCGTGCCAGGATATTCACCTATTCTCTACAAAGAACATTTCTTTATTGATATTGTTCCAAAGAGTCTGACAGTTAATGGTTATAATATCTTAGATAAAACTAAACTTGAGAACTACTTAAGAACTGTTGGAGCTGCTAAAACTAAATATGAGGCTGAAGCTTTAAGAGTAGAGTTTGAAAAACGATATCCAGATCATGAAGTAAGATCTCGTGAAGCTAAAGAAGATTCTATTAGTAATAATATAAGCCTCTACGAAGTACATGGTGACGTTGTACGCAACGCTATGCGTAGGGGTGAACGATTACCATCACTACATGGTCCAGCTAGGGTAGAAGATGCCCTTACAGCTCTTATTAAGACATCACAAAGTGTTGCTAGATTAGATGCTGCTAGGTCTTATAAAGATGTATTTGAAGGTTATTTTGTTAAACGCTATAAAGAGTTTTTGCCTAGACTAAACGCTGGTGAGTTTCCTTCTAGAATAGATTTAATTGAACCATTACCTAGAGCAATGGATGCTGTGACTAAACGTAAGTTTGATCAAGCACGGGCTGAGTATGAATATTATAGTTCAATTACTTCATTTGGTGACTGGAGTGATAATCTTCCTAGTGCCTTCCATGGCCTTGCTGATGTATTAGAAAAGTATAAGATTCCAGGAAATATATTGAGAGAAATGGGTAACAAGAACATGGTTATCAATGCTCCTAAAAGAATAGCTTCTTTATTCTTTATTACATACAATGTACCAAGACAATGGTTTGTGCAAACACAACCTATCTTTGAAATGGTAGTAGCTAATCCTATTAAAGGTTCTAAGAACTTAGCTTTAATGTTAGCAACTAGAGTAGCTGTATTAGAAGACGCAGCTATGCTTAAGCCTTATAAAGGCCCTATTAGAAAGTTTGCTCATGATTCTGTTAGTAAAATTATGGGTAGAGAAGAGTTTGATGCTACAGTAACAGCTATTAGGGAGTCAGGATTACTTGAGTCAGTTGATCAAAACTTATTAGTAAACCAAATTTTAACTGATTCTACTAGAGGTTTAGTAGAAACTAGATCTGAAAAACTCTTAAACGATGCTACTGCTGGTCCTAAGGCAGTTACTAAATTAGCTAGAGCAGTTGGCTTTGATGCAGCTGAGCTATCAAATAGACTCTTTATGTGGTTACAAGCTAAGGATTTTTGGAAAGAACAGAATCCTGGCAAGAATTGGGATACTCCTGCAGCTCGTGAGGCTATCTCATATGAAGCCTGGAGACTATCAGGTTCAATGAGTAGAGCAGGGGCATTACCATACCAACGTGGTGCTTTATCATTCTTAATGCAGTTCGCTGCAATTACACAAAAACAATTTCTACTTGGTTTTCAAGAGGGTGGAAGTATTCTTTCTAGAGGAGATAGAGCTAGACTTCTGGCGGCTAGAGGATTACTTTGGGGTGCCTATGGTGTAATAGGTGGTAAACTATTAATGGATTCTTTAGCTTCTTCTCAAGATCCTGATGTTATTAAATTCAACGAAGAGATTAGAAAAGGTCTTTACGACAGAGCATTTAATACTGTATTTAAAGCTATGGCTGGAGATGATATTGATCCACAAATTAACTTTTCTAAAGATTTAAATCCTTATGGTGAGTCTGGTTTAGGTATTCCTTATATTGACTTAGCTGTAGAAATTGTTAAGATAATGAATGGTGAGACTAGTGGCTTTAGATTCCCATCATTGTCAGCTATTGGACGTATCCCTGATACTATTAATACTCTTAACTCATGGTTAGTTACTAAAGATATTACAGATCAGAACTTTAGTCGTGTTATTTTAGAGGCTTCTCGTTTTGCTTCAGGCATGGATAACTATGCTAAAGCTCAAGTTATGTTAGCTATCAATGATAAGATCTCTAAACAAGGTAAACCGCTTGGTCTAGAGTCTACTCGTGCAGAAGCATATGCTCAAATGGTTGGTTTTACTACTACTAAAGAACAAGATATATGGGCCGCAGCTGGTACTAAACGAGATAGAACTACTGAAGTTAGAAGTATGGCTGAGAATATCCATAAAGAACTTGTTAAAATTATATCAGATCCTGCTTTAAAGAATGATCCTAATTTAGAACTTAAAAAACGTGAAATTGTTAATAGCTTTATGGCTACCCTACAAGATGATGATGGCACTAATTGGGATAAAGATAAGATTAAAGAAGTTAGGGATCAAATTTGGGAACTAGATAAAGAGTCTAGAAAATCCTTGAAGAAGAGTTTAATTGAATACACATGGACTAAGATGAATGGTCAGTACAATGAAAACAATCAAAAACTAGAAAACGCTTTAAAAGATAAGAAGAATGAGTCAACATTCAAATTACTTAATATAATCCACGGAAGGGAAAATCCATAATGGCACAAGAAAAATTTTCACAAACAATGTCTTTACCTAGCTATCAGGCTAATCCCATTTCTGATAAATCTGGAATGATTTCAAATGATCTATCTAATTTAGCAGGAACTGTAGGATTATTTGCAGAAGGAGTTAATGAAATAGCTAAAGTAGGAACTACTTCAGCAGTTGAAGAGGATATTAAAAAGAATATTGAAGACTACAAAAAGCAGAGTCCTACATTCTTAGCTCAAAATGAATTTGATATTAAAACTACTCAAGCTAAATTAAATGATCCAACTACTAAGGATACTGAGATTCCTGGACTTGTTAAGAGTATCAATGACAAAGTAGACTTTTTACAGAATGCTAAAGATCAACGTAGGATTACAGATTATGAATTTAGTCAACGTGTTAATCAAATAACTCGTGAAGCTGTTTCTAAAAATCCAGCATATACTAAAGAGATTTTATCTACAGCTCAACAAACTCTAGATCTTAATAATATTCAACAAACTCTTAAATTAGATAATAAAATATATGAAGAGCAACGTCAATCTCAAGAAGAACAAAGACGTAATCTAAGAGAACTTGGTGAGAAATTCTTTATCAAAGCTCCTAAAGTTAAAGATGCAAATGGTCGTGAGTATGACGACTATGCTGCTTTAGAGAGAGAAGTTACTGTTGCAATGAAAGATGCACGGGCTGCTGAAGTTGTTAAAAATCTTGCTGCAAACAAAAAGAATGTAAGTGAGGCTGAATTACAAGAAATTGTAAATAGTAATATTCATTGGTCTGTAGTTAATAGTTCTTATAGAACTTCTTTATCTGAATTTAATACTCTAATGAAAGATCCAAGTATGTCTCTTGATAAAAAGATGCTTACTCTTGATCTCCTTGCTAACCAACAGAAGCAAAATTTTGCTACTCAGTTTGGTAGATTTTATAATAAACCAGAAATTAAAGAAGCTTCTGACTTTCTTAGTAAACAAATTGATGGTGTTGTAACATCATTAAAGAATGATTCTACTGGTAAAAACTTTGCTGATATTCTTGAAACTAATTCTAAAATTAATACTAAATTATCTGAATTAGAATTACGCAATATGGGTATTGATCCTGTATATACTAAATCTTTAAGTGACTTAGCTCCTTACCTTAATAAGTTTAATCTTAATCCTAAATTAGAAAATGATTTAATTAATTATGGTAATCTAACTGTTACTGGTATTTTATCAAAGATGCAAAAAGGTCAGGCAGGTGCTAAAGATCAAGGAACTATTGATAATGTATTCCAAAAAGGTACTATTACTCTTCAAAATGGTGAGAAACTTTCTATTAATGGTGGTTATTTAAACTCATCAGCTAATAATATTAGTAAAGGTGATCCTACTGTTGTTCCTGTATTTAAACAATCTTTAGATAACTACATTGCTTATATTAATTTTGACTCTGATTTCTTATCTACTAAAGATAGACAAGTACAACAGAAGAAACAATTTGGTGCTATGGAAGAAGTATTTAAACAAATAGGTGATCCTAAGTTTAAAGAAGCAGCTAAATATATTGATCCATATCAAGGATCGCAACTCTTAAAAGGTGTTGACGATTATAACATGGCTGTACACAATAGTTTTATGAAGTATAGAGTAGCTAATCCTGATGAAAAGGTTCGTATCAGTCAGAACTTTGATGGTACTTTAATCTCTACAGGTGGATCAGAAGAGTTTAATACTAAGTACATTGCACGTATTAATACATCATTAAAAGCCTATGCTACCTTAAATGGTAAAGGCACTAATGAAATATCTAATGAATTCTATGATAGATACTATAAAGATATCTTTACTAAGAACGTTAGCGAATTATCAATGAGAGTTAAACCAGTTGAAGAGGGTAATATAGACCTCACAAAAAGACCAGTGGTGAATAATGCCGATGGTACCATAAGCACAGTCAGAAGCATATCAGTTGGAATTGATGGGAAGCAAATTGTTATACCCACAGTTTCAGATGATGGCAGAATTATGACTAGTAACGAAGCTATTAAATCTTATCTAGATACTGGAAAACATCTAGGTAAATTTAAAACTGTTGAGGAGGCAGACGCTTTTGCTAAACAACTACATAATGATCAAGCTAAAATGTATTCTCCTGGGAATACTCTTAATAACTTCGCATCCACTCCTGGAGGTGGTGCAAATAAAAAAGCAGATTTAATTAGTACTGCCTTTGTTCCTAAAATTATTTCACAGGCAAATGCTGGTGAAGTAGATCAAATAGTTACTAGATTAATAGAAAAAGAGTCTAAAGGATTACATGTTAATCCAACTACTCGTCAATTAGTAGAGTCTCCTAGGGGAGCTAAAGGTATTACACAAGTAATGCCAGCAACTGGAGTAGATCCTGGTTATGGAGTAAGACCATTACAAAATCAAACAGAAGCTGAGTATAAACGATTTGGCCGTGACTACTTTATGGCAATGTTAAATGAGTTCAATGGTGATGCAGCAAAAGCATTAGCTGCTTACAATTGGGGTCCAGATAAAGTTAAATCTACAGTTAAAAAACATGGTGAATCTTGGTTTACTAAGCTTCCTCCAGAAACTAAAGATTACGTAGTTTCTATACTATGAAGTTTGAGTTTGACCAAGTCTTAAAAGAAGCATTTGGTACAGAGGCAGCTAAAGCAGATTCAGCTGTCCCTGGTACCCCTTATACCTTTGCTAACACCCTTGAGTGGGCTGTTGGTGTCCAGCCTAAGAAAGAACCTTCACAGGTAGTAGAAGGTACTCCAATGGCTAAACAATTCCCAAAAGAAGCAATACAAGAACCAGCTTTAGAAGAACCTGTTCTATCTCCTTTAGATATTATTGGTACTGGATTACCTACTAAATTAGGTAAGTCTGCTTTAATGGAAGGGGCTAGACAGATTGAAACAGGTAGTGGATTTTTAGGTAAGTTACTTCCAGATCCTAGATCTTATATTGTAAAAACTGATAATTTAAATTCTTCTCAAGTAGATGGTTTCTTAAAGAATGAAAAGAATATGTCTGATGCTCTTCTTTGGAAGAACTTTAAAACCTATAGAGGTTTTGATGGGATACTTCGTCAATATGATTATGACGGTAATAACTCTTTTAATATAGATACTATACGAATGGTATCAGAAGGTATTAAAACTGGTATGGATATGGCTAAGTTTAAACTTTCAGAATTTTTAGATAGCCCTAATTTATATAAATCCTTTCCTAAATTTAAAGATATTCCTATTAGGATTACAGTAAATAAAAATATCTCTGCTGCTGACAAATCATCTGCAAGTCTTATAGATGGTAGTTTTATATCTACTCCAGGTAGTAAAAAAATAAAAGATTTTGGAATAGAATTAGAAATTCCTCATGACTATTTAGATGTTAATTCTTTTGATACTTTTGTACAAGAGTCTTTAAGTACTCTACATCATGAACTTACTCATGCTTCACAAAAGTTTAGTAAGGTAGCAGTTAGTGGTGGTTCAAGCCCAGAAAGAGAATTCATTAGTAAAGCAGACTATGAAGACTTATTAAAGATTGCTCCTAAATTAACAAAGGACTCTTTATTATTAGAGATAAAAAGAATAAAATATAAAAATTATTTCTTAATGCATGGTGAAACAGAGGCTAGAGGTGCTCAAGGGGCCCTACTTTTAACTGAACAAGAGTTTAATCGTACTGTTCCTACAGTAATGCAAAAAGCAGATTTAAAGCAAAAGGCAGTTCAATTAAGTGATTTTGAAGTTAATCAGAGTAATATTAAAACTATAAGTCCTGAAGATAGAATAAATCTTGAGTGGGGTAGTGATAAAAAATATGAAAAAGCAATTGATAAACTTCTTAAACAAGCTCGTAAGAGTAACTTTCCAGTAGAAGATATTCCTAAATTTGGTGAAGAAGAAATACGTAAACGCGATATGTTGGACCCAGAAAGTCTTAAACGAATATTTATACCTAGTTTAGTAGGAGGTGCTGCCTCACTTAATCAGGGTGAGTATCTTGATATGAATGCTAATGAGATTAGGATCCTTGAATCCCAACTTAGAAAACCTAAATAGGGCAGGGGAGACCCACCCTACTTCAAGGTGAGAAGTTAGAGAGCTTTAATTACCATTACTGGTATGTTTTTCTTTTGAGAATACTTAATCGAGTACTCTGTTCCTTTGCTCTTCCCATCCCAAATAGCCAACACCTTATCAGCATTATCTATTATTTGCTTAGTCCTAATAAAGAAGTATTTACTACTAAACTCTGTACTAGGATCTAGCAAATGGTACGGTAAGAACTCAATGAAGTCATACCCATGATTTTTAGCATACTCTCGGGAGATTTGGTCAACTCCCTTAGCTCCTCCTGAGATAAAGACTGGGGTTCCTACGACTTGTTCCTGGACGAACTTGTCAATAATAGGAATCACTATCTCAGGTTTATCTATACTTCTACTTCCGACAATACAGATCTTCATTCTTTTTCTAATGAAAACTGTAACCTTACAAAAAGTAAATCAATTAGGAAATAACTAAAATACTCATCTTCTATATACTCAAATCCTAAATTTATACCTGTAATAAATTCTATATCAAATAGCATAGTATCTCCTAGATTTCACAATTGCCTGCTGTGCAAGCTAATGTTTGTTGACCTGTTGTATTATCTTCTATCTCTAAGAAGTCTGCCCAATCTATACGACTAGGAGTCTTAGCAAGAAGTTCCTTGTACTGCTCTTCACTAAAATCTTCGTAAGGAGCTTGTTGATATGTATGATTAGAATGGGGTAAGAATGATACACCACTAATCTCATCAAAGTGTTTCCATACCCAAGCACCTACCTCAGGCCACTCTTCATCCTTAACTGAAATAGTTACAGATGGTTTATGCTCACACCAATGACGTTGATAGATTAACCATAACTCTAGTTGTTCTATGGCAGTCTTATCATTTCTAAGAATAGCACCTTTAGGGGCTTTCATAGGGAAACTAAATACTGCTGTGCTATCAGGACGGAATACCTCATCCTCTACTGTGACTCCCATTTCCTTTAGGTAATCGTAGATCGGATCCTTTTTATCCATTCGTATACGTCTAATATAAAAATTATTGTGACGAGAATGGATACCACTAGCGGAATCAACCAACTGTGAAACAGTGCCTGAAGGTTTAACGCAAGTAATAGAAGCAGAAGGCGAAATATCAAATCTCTTCGCAAATTCCTCATTTGTTGACCTAGCGACATCTCGTAACTCCTCTAATAGTTTTGGGTCTGGGTTATTGGTAATCTTAGCATCCATTATGCCAGTTAAACTAACTCCTAAGAGTCTTTCTTCAGAAGTATTCTTAAGCCAATCACTAGATAAGAATTGAAAATTAGTTAAAGTTGACTGGATAGTTCCGAGAATTGTCGCAAGTCTGACCTTACGCTTAAGGGTATCTCGGGTATCGTTTGCCCGTACAACCACTTCCGTAAGATTGCAGAATTGCTTATCACGGAGGATAATTTCTGAGCATGGATTGGTTCCGTAGCTGAGAGTCGGATCTCGTCTTCCCCACTTATTTGCTTGATTCTGAGCAGCAACACGATTAAATATTCCTCGTTCACCTGATTTAGATTTAACCAAGCTGAGCCACTCTTCCATGAAAGTTTCGCTATCGGGTTTTTCTGTGTAGGCGACAGAGTTATTGGCAAGTCCTCTATGTGAATTATCATTGTACCACGCTCCTGTTTTAGCATCTCTCATACGTTTATCAGTAAGATTAGAAAGTGAGATAAGAGCCGAACGTCTTACACCTCCTACAACTACAATCTCACCTATCATACACATAATATCATGTACTTCAATTGAATTTAACTTACGACCTTTAGCTTTTTTAAATGATTCTACTACAAAGTCAAAAAGTTTTTTGAGTGGTTCAGGGCCACTGGCACGACCTCCAAATACTTTAAGTCTTGCTCCTGCAGGTCTTACTTTATTAAAATCAAAGGTAGGGATATCACCTTCCCATAAAGAAGATAGAAGTTTCTTAAAGGCTTTAGCCCATCCTAGTTTGCTGTCTTCAACAAAGATAACATCATCTACATATTTTAATTCAGAAGGTACTTCAGGAAGTTTATCTATCTCTTGACGTTCACAGGAGAATCCAACTCCTGTACCATTCATGAGTATATATAAAGTTTCACTAAAAGCACGTTTATTATTAACAGCAAGATAGCTACAATTATAAGCAGCGATATTATCTCTTTCACAGGCTTCTCCAGCAGTCATGAGTAAACGCATAGAAGGCATAACCTCTAGGTTTAAGACTGCATTATATAATTCAGTCCATTCTGTTGTATCTAATTCTACTTTAGTTTTAAGGTAATCAGTTAAACGAGTAACTGTTTCTTCCCATGTTTCTCTACGTTTTTTTTCAGGTATGTATCGAGCATATCTGCTCATTGCAATTACTTCTTGGTATACACTTGGTAAACTACTCATAAGTATCATATTCCTCTAATTCGTTATCAGTTTCTTTTAGTAATCTATCTAGATTTTCTTCAATCTTATCTTGAAACATATCTACTAACTCTTCACTATTAATGTTTAATAGTTCTAATAGAGTAGTTTCATCAAATTTTTTGAGGTCATCGCAGAGTTCCTGAAAGGTACGTTGCATTATTAACTTTCTGATGACCGACCATAGTGATCGCCATCGTTTCCGTCATGTTCAATAGTATTAATTTTAGATACTTTTTGAACTTCACCAGTAGACTTATTTAATTCGTACTCTGTTGTATCCTGTGTATTCAACTTTGGTTCCTTTGTCCGTTTTCCAAAAATAAGATCCCAATTGTCTTGCCCCTCTTTTGAGAGAGTCTTTGATACTAGACGGGCTCCTGTTATTTCGTTCTGATCTACCAATTTCTGCCTCCTTAAGTAATTCTACATAGTGAATGATCTTATCTAAGTCATCTACTCCACCTTTATCACGCCATCTACTAACATATTTAATAATATTACCCTCAATATATGGGATATTATTAGCCGTAATGTATTCAATTGGTTGAATTTTAAACCCTTTGTAATGCTGACCACCAATCTGTTTATCTAATGCACTCATTCAGTTATCTCCTTAGCTATTATTATACCAATTTATTATATACTTGTCAACCAAAATGTTCACGACTTAACATTAAAGATTCACAAACATTATCTGCTATCTCATTAAATTTTAATTCATGTTGATTATAATCAGTATGATTATTATAAAACAGATAGAGATGAATCATCTCATGAAGAAGGGTCTCTGATACTTGGTAGAATGTTTCATTAGAAGTAGACATTTGAATACGCATAGGATAAGGAATAAACATACCCATATAATCTGTTTCATTAACTGTTTCAAAGGTTACTTTACGAGCTGGTGGCAGTCTAAGTCCACAAAAAGGAGGAAGATCCTTATAGCAATCATAGAGTTTACGTAAGAAACGTTTATCTAGTATATAATTAGAGGCCATTGTTTGCTTCTACCAATCTTTTACTATCATATTTTTTAGTATTAGTAACCCGTTTAATATTTTTCTCATCAGGAATTAAAGGAATAATTTCAAGATTATGTTGCTTACTCTTAATATCTTTAAACCAACTAAGTTCAGTAGGCTCACTCATAAGTAAGCCATACCAAACTAAATTTCCTTTGCTATCAAATTCTTTAATTAACCAGGCACTAGGTATCATTATATATTCACCAATTTAATTGAACCTTTTTCTTTAAGGTTAGTACCATCTCTAAACCAATTGCCACACGTACGACATTGATATCGTTGGTATTTGCCTGTAGAAGTAAGGTTATATCCTCTTCTTTGGAAAGATTTAGAGGTACATGTAGGACAGCTAAGCCCAGTATTCTCAAGAATGTTATGGTTAAGGTGGTTCTTGATCCAGGGTTTAAAGCGTTCATAAACCTTCTCTAAAAGAATAACATCATTTTTGTTATACTCTTCCATAGTCTTCCATGCTTTAGGGATACCTGCCATGCACTGGACCCATAACTCATGTCCTTCATGACTAGTCTTTTTACCTAAACCTAATGACTGTGCTACATAATCTAGTTTGTTAGATACAAATCTAAATTTACCTCTAGCTACAGTAAGTAAATCAATCTCTTTAAATGGTGCAGGAGGAAACATGTTATGTAATAAGAATTCTTTATTAAGAGAAGGGATGTCAAAACGTTTACCATTGTAATGAATAACAGCATCGGCTTCATCTAGTAACTTATGAATGCCTGTAAGCATTTTCTTGTTACCAGATTTCTTAACAGAATCAAACATCATCTTCTTATCACCAAGCCATTTAGCTGCATAACACATAACATATGATGACTCTCGTAGTTGGTTAAGACCAATGTTCTGATCCCATATACCCCATACATGAGCTACGTTTGGTGCCATCTCTATATCTAATAAAAGAATTTTACTCATTGTACTACTCCACCTAATTCTTTATGTAGTTCAAACTCTTGCTCTGCCTGGTCTAAGTTTATATTAATAATACCATGATGAATTAAATCTTTAATTGCATGATCCATTAAGAAGGCTGCTTCATTTGGATCTACATGGAAATTAAAATCATAACTACCATCTTCATTTGCGACACAGTTGCTTATAAGCATTTAACCAATCCTTTCTAAAGTCTAGCCATTCAAAACCATTGTCAGTGGCCCACATAGCATAGGTTGTTTTACTTCTTTTAGTTATCTTATTATCAGGGTTCATGAATAAAAAGATAATACGGATAGTAGGATTAGAATCTCTAAACCAAACCATCTTCTTTCGTGTTTCTAAATCAAGTTTGCCTTTAGCTTCAATGAATACATTACTTCTTCCTGTTTTAAAATCAGGAATATAAGTTCTTTCTACTTCAGGTTGTATAAATTTAAACCTTTGTGGTTCATACTTTACTGTTGAGAATTCTTTTTTTAATACTGCCCATACTTTTTCTTCTAACTTACTCTTGAATGAGGGCACTAAACCTATCCTTCCAATTATCATCTAATGATCTTAAGATCCATAACACACTGGCATTCATAATAAACTCAGTATCATTTCCGTACAGATCTCTTACTTGGTTAAACATTTCGATATGGCTACTACAATCAGCAAGTAACTTACTAGCTTTCTTCTCACCCAACCCTTCAATACCTTTAACATTATCTGAAGTATCTCCTTTAAGACATTGTTTATAAAAGAGTCTT